CAATGTCAGAAATCTTGAACCAGTATATGCAACTGAAATTGTTTCTGGCACTAAGATTACGACCGATTCATCATTGGGTAATGAGATTAATCCTAATGAAATTCTTGCCGCATTCGTGTCTAAGGACGTTGCTGTTGGACCAGAGGTTGCTACAGCAAATGGTAATCCGTCTGTCACTGTCAGATTCCTTGGTCTCGGTACAGCAAATGTTGAGACAACAGATTCGTTTGGTGGTACCGGCATTTACCCAGGCACCGCTGCCGAAAGTATTACAACCAGTGATGAGCAGTCTGCTATCGGCACATATCCAGGATCAACAACCGAACCTGTTACGACCACACATACACAGACTGCGATCGGCACATATCCAGCAGACGGCACAGCAAATACCGCAGTTTCAGATGCGCCATCAGCTATCAAGATTGTTCTCGTCAACGGAACTTATGTTCAGGTTACTATGGCCAACAATATCGCATCCTTCTACGACTCAGCTACAATATCAGCTTACGACCCATTTGTTATCGACGCACTCAATGGTACACCACGCCTGGTACGTATCGCAAAAGGTATTCCGTGGTTTGCGAACAATGCGCTTAGAGCAAACACAGGAAATATTCAGGTTGGTGGCGTAGGAACAGCTATAATTGCAGCGGCCATAGGCAGCGGCAGCACGACTACATATCAAGTCAATGCGATATTCTCGAATACCTACCTGACACTTCGCACAAATTATGTTCCAGTCACATCCAACGCGACATTTGCTTACAGCGTGGGATAATATATAAATAGGTAAGCTAAATAGCTTAGACAAATTCCATTAATCAGAGGAGAAAAAAATGGAAAAGATTGATGCAAATATTATGACAGACGCTTCCGTTATTCGTGGCGGCGGTATGAACGAAGACGTAAACGTAACCGGTTTCTATATGGTCTCATGCGTTGACGAAGCTGGTAACGTAAAGTGGTCAGATGAGTTTTCAAATCTCGTAACCACAGTTGGTAAGAATGACCTCCTAGACAAGTATCTAGCTGGTTCCGCTTATACCGCTGCTTGGTACATGGGCCTAATCAGCTCCACATCTTACACAGCCGTGGCTGCTGGTGACACAATGTCATCACACACAGGTTGGTTGGAAGCTGGCGCTACCTATAACCCAACATATTCACAGGCTGCGCGCCCAACTCCATCATGGTCAGCCGCATCGTCTGGATCTAAGGCCACATCGGCTGCGGTTTCTTTCTCTATCACTTCTTCTGGTACTGTCAAGGGCGCGTTCTTGAACTCGGTATCAACCAAGGATGGCACAACTGGCATTCTTTACTCAGTAGGTCTATTCACTGGTGGCGATAAGGTCGTTTCAAGCGGCGACACTGTAAACGTAACTTATACAGCAAGCGCCTAATATGGCTGGTGGATTAATTACTTCACATTTCAGGATTCATAACGCGATTCAATTTTTTGAATCGTTTAATGAAGCATCTCCTACGCATTACTTTTTCTTTATCGGAAAAAGTTTTGCATGGAATAATGAAGTTGATCCACCAACTCCAACGGACACATATCAAGAAACATACTACAATCAGTGGCGCGACATTATGTCGGTCAAGCGTATTCAACCATCAGATGTTTCGCATGTGGTGCCGCGCTACGATTGGACATCAGGTACAGTTTATGATGAGTGGGATGACCAAGAGAATTTACAGCTTTATATAAGTCATACGATCCAAGAACACAATTACTATGTGTTGACAAATGAAAATAACGTATATAAAGTCATCGACAATAATAAGTATGGTCCGTCAACAGTTAAGCCAACTGGAACTGGTACTACAATTATATCAACGGCCGATGGTTATCGTTGGAAATATCTGTATACCATTTCAGCTGGCGAAGCACTAAAGTTTTTGACTCCTGCGTGGATGCCAGTTAAGACGTTACAGAGTCAAGATAGCAGCGCACAGTGGACAGTTCAGGATAATGCGGCTAATGGTGCGATTCATACCATCCTTGTGAGTAATACCGGCAGCAATTATCTATGCAATTCAAATACTTTTCTCACTGTGACTAATGCAACATCGTTTGTGTTGAAAGACAGTGCTACAAATCTTGATGGCGCATATGCAGGTTCTTCTTTATTCATTAGAGCTGGAACTGGTTCTGGTCAAATTAGAACGATTACGAATTACAGAGGCACAACTAGAATTCTGACTGTAAATAATGCGTTTACCACAATACCAGACACTACAAGCGAATACTATATTTCTCCTCGTGTGATTGTTCGCGGTGATAGTGGTAGATCAGTTGGAACCAGAGTATCGGCCTATGTGTCAAATTGTGCTGGTGGTTTTATCAATAAAATCACGGTAATTCAAAATGGTGAAGACTACTCGCAAGCTAACGTATCATTTGGCCATAATCCTCTGTATGGATCAGGTGCTAATGCTTATGTAATTATTCCTCCTATCGGTGGTCACGGATCAGATCCGGTCGATGAGTTGCGCGGTTATAACGTAATGATTAACGTGAATCTAATTGGATCGGAAGCCAACACGTTTGCATCAAACAATGATTTCCGTATCATCGGACTAATGCGTGATCCATTGCTTGCTGATGGTAGAACTGCTAACGCATCTGTCATTGACCAATGCACACGAATTGTTGTCTCTGGCGTCAGTGGCGATTTTCAAGCAGACGAGATTATTACGGGCCTATCGACAGGTGCTAAAGCTAGAAATGTGTATTTTGCAAATACAAACGCATCAAGAACTAAAGGCATCGTGCGCGTGATCCGCGAGACGACAAATGGTACAGGTGGTACATTCTTAGCAGGCGAAACTGTTACAGGTGGTACCACCGGTGTCACTGCTACCGTAGTCTCGCGTATCGGACCAGCTCTACAGCGCAACACTGGCTTTATACTATATACTGAGTATAGAGAAAAAGTCGAACGCGCTGGCGACCAAACAGAAAACATTAAGCTAGTACTCAAATTTTAATCGGAAGGTATCATGGCTGGAGAAGCAAATTCCGTCACGCTCTCAACAAACTTTAACGTAGATCCATTCTACGATGATTTTGATGAGGCAAAGAACTATCACAGAATCCTTTTTCGTCCAGGACTAGCAGTTCAGGCCCGTGAACTGACTCAAATGCAAACGATCCTACAAAATCAGATTGATCGTTTTGCTGAACATATTTTTAGAGAAGGTTCTACGGTGCGTGGGTTCGAAATGAACTTTGACGTAATGTATACTTATGTCCGCCTTCGTGATAAAACTAGCACAGGTGTTTCAATTACACCATCTTCATTTATTGGTAAAACACTCCGTGGTTCCACATCCGGTGTTACCGCGTTGGTTGTAAATAGTAATGATGGTTCCGAAGCTAACACACCACACACAAAAACATTATTTTTGAAATATCAATCAGCTAATAGCAGCGGTAGAAAGTATTTTACCAACAACGAAATTCTTATCGCTACAGACGGCAGCGGCCTTGTCGCAAATACGATTGTAGGAACTGCACAATATCCAGCTGAAGGATATGGTATTGCAGCCAATTTTAATGCTGGTATTGTTTATGCTAAAGACCACTTCATTCGTGTTCCTGCTCAGACTTTGGTTTTAAGTAAATATGATAAGACACCTAGCGTTCGCGTTGGTTTTGACATCGTTGAATCAATTATCTCAGAAGTAGATGACTCAACGCTATTGGATCCAGCATCTGGATCTTACAACTACGCAGCACCTGGTGCAAATCGTTTAAAGCTTGTTGTTGATTTGAAGAAGGTAGATATTGATGCAACCGTGTCAAATACTTTCATTGAGTTGATGCAGGTAAAAAATGGTATTGTCCAATCAGTATCAAACCGCACTCAATATTCAAAAATCCGTGACTATATTGCTCAGCGTACAGCCGATGAATCCGGCGATTATGTTGTTTCTGGTATGGGCGTAACGATTAAAGAGCATTTACAAGTAGGTAATAACCAAGGCGTATACACATCTTCTGAAGGTGGCCTTTCTACAAAACTTGTTGCTATTGTTGAACCTGGCAAAGCGTATGTCAAAGGATATGATAATGAAAATATTGTATCCACACGCATCTCTTTCAATAAAGCCACTGACTATAGTTCTGTTCAGTCTGCAAAAGCACTTATTGATTACGGTAATTATTTAATTGTTGACTGCGTAGCCGGCAAATGGGATCTCAATGGATTGTCATTAGTAAATCTAAAAGACAACCAGTCGAATTCTGTAACTAGACTTGAATATTCAACAACATGGCCATCAGGAGGCGCTAAAGGTGCTACTATCGGCACCGCGCGTGTGAGAGGTCTTGAATATCTTAGTGGTACACCAGGAGCTCCAAATGCTCTTTATAAAATGTATCTAACCGACATTAAAATGGCTGCTGGTAAATCTTTTACCCAAGTTCAGGGTGTTGCATATTCGGCAAATACACCAGGTAAAGCCGACGTTCGTTACCTATCAGCCAATACTGTAGATACCGCTTCAGATCGTGCTGTTTTTAGACTGCCAACAATCGCTACTAAAAAGCTTCGTGATGCAACAGGTGTAGTCAATAATGATTTTGAATTCTACAAAACATTTACTCAGACAACCGATACATCTGGTGTTGCTACACTAAACACGGGCGATGACAATCAGACATTTGATGGTGGCGGATCATATCTAAGTTCGGCTGCTCGCCGTACAGATTTTCATGCTGTAGTAACAAGCGCAGCTAATACGGTTGCGGTTGGTTCTGTTTCCATATCTCTTGCTGGTAATACAGTTACAGGAGCTGCTGGTTCTGCGTTTACAACTAAGATTAATGTTGGTGACGTTCTTCACATCGGCATTGCCGGTGACCTTATTGTCAGTTCGGTAAATAGTGATACATCATTAAGTGTTCTTGGTACAGCCGCAGGTGGAGTGGTTAGTGGTAAATACTATAAGAAGTTCATTTCTGGTCAAGTTGTTGATCTAGGTGGATATGGTGGTAATGGCGCTCGTACAGTTCAGATTTCTTCTTCACCTGCGCGCGGAGCAACAATCAATCTAAACGAGTCGTTTAATACGACAGGTGTTCCACTTAATATTGTAGCTCATGTTAATCAGATTGATGGACAAGAAGCAGCTAAGGTAATTGCTCGTAACCGTTTGGTTCAAATTCGTATCGGCGCCGGAGGCGGCACTTCATATACAGCCAATACCACAGGTCCATGGCCTCTTGGTATGTCTGATGGATTCAAACTTGTATCGGTTCGTAAGAAGTCAAGTTCAAATTTCAGTACTACCACTGAAGGCACAGATGTAACAAACGATTTTATTCTTGATACTGGTATGGGCGACAACTATTACGACCACGCTCGCTTGAAGAAGAAATCATCAAGCAGTTTGTCTATCTCTTCTGGAGATAGATTGCTTGTAACATTTGACCATTTTACACACAGCCATTCGTCTGGTGTAGGATATTTTTCAGTCGATTCATATCCAGTAAATGATACAACTGCTGGAACTGATACATCAAAAATGTACACATATGAAATTCCTGTGTATGTTTCTCCGACATCAGGTATAGCATTTGATCTTCGCGACTGTGTTGATGTTCGTCCTCGCATTGCTGATACCGCAAATAGCGTGACGGCATTGACAGGTATTTCAATCAATCCGCTTACTTCTACTACATTCTATAATCCAACTGGCTGTTTGAAATTTCCACCGACTGGTCAAGATTTTACAACCGATGCTGATTATTATTTAAAGCGCATTGACACTGTTGCTGTTACTAAGGCTGGCATTTTTAACATTGTAAGAGGTGTTCCTGATAGCAGACCTGCTGCACCAGCAGTGCCGGAAGATATGATGGCACTAGCCACAATATCTCTTGCTCCGTATCCTTCTCTTCCAGTTGAAATTGCGCGCCGTGTAAATCGTGCGGACTTGTCTAACAATGTTCGTAAGATCCGCAATGAGCGTTATACGATGCGCGATATTGGTAACATTCGTGATCGTATAGATCGTCTAGAGTATTATACATCCTTGAATCTATTGGAAAAGAATACCACGGATCTATTGATTCCAGATGCAAGTGGATTAGACAGATTTAAAAATGGCATTCTTGTAGATTCGTTTAAAGGATATGCTGTAGCCAATCCATTTGATAATGATACGAAGTGGACTGTTGACTCCGAAAAAGGCAAAATGCGTCCATTGATGACGCTGGACAATGTTGCTCTCACTTATACTGCAAACTCATCTGGTGTGGTACGTACAAACGTAACACCAGCTGGCATATCTAAAGATCAGACTGTTATCATAGATTTGCTTCCGAGTGAATATGTATCAACTCGTCCAGAAAACGGTGTTTTTGGTAATCTAGCAGGAGCAACAATAACTTCTGGTTCGGTTACTGCAACAATCAGAAATATGGCATTCCAACCAATTACTGGTGGACGCAATTATGGTATAAAGCTGTATGTTGAAAATGCTACTGGTAATTTTACTGCTGGTGGATCTGTATCTATATCGGACTCAACATTAAGTGGTGCGTCAGTTCCTATTGTTTCTGTATCTAATGCTGTTCCTGGTGATCTTGTAACTTTACCATATAGTCACGATGTTTTGGTCACACAACCTTATGCAACGACAACTCGTAACTGTGTTGGTACAGCGTTCTTGTGGAGAGGCACAATCACAATCACACCTGATAGTGATTATTGGATGGACACAACGCAGCGACCAGACGTTGATATCAATATTGATTTAAACACAGATAACTGGATTTGGTTAGCTAATGCATGGCCAACATCGTGGAATGGATGGCAACAAACATTTGTTGGTACACCAGTTTTAAGCTCGTCAAATAATAGAGATACCGATCAAACTCTTGTACCTCAAGCTGACGGTTCCACAAACGTGATGCAGAATTTCATCACGCAAAATATCTTTACAACACCTACAATTGAAGGAAGAACTGGTAGTCAAACTATAGCTACAGTAACAAATAATAAACAGACTTTAGGTAATTTTGTTAAAGACGTAAACATTCAACCATTCATGCGCTCACGCATGATTATCTTTAAGATTGTTGGAATGAAGTCTAGCAGTCGTATCTATGGATTTTTCGACGGAGTAGATGTTAATAGATACATTACGCCATTGACAGCCGATGAATATAACTCTGGCCTTAAGGTAAACGGTGTTCCAACAAGACCAACTGCTATCGAAGGAACCACTTTAAATACTGGCGCTGATGGTTCTGCATACGGTATATTCCGTCTACCTAGCGATTCATCACTTCGTTTCCGCACAGGAACCAAGCGTCTGCGTTTCGTTGATAATGCAACAAACAGCATCACTTTCGGACAATTTACAACATCAGCCGAAACAGATTATACATCTGAGGGTTTGATGGCTGGTATTTCTGATCTAACTCTTTCAACGAAGAGAGCAACAATTTCACAGCAGTTGTTGACAGAAATTAAAAATGTCAATCAAACAACAACAAATGAAGTTGGTGGACAGCGTCTTGTTGGTGTTATTCCTCCAACACCAACAGATGGTGGTGGCTGTGGTGGTGGTGGCTGTGGCGGATCAGATGATCCTATCGCACAGACGATGCTTATTTCGGCACTGTTGACAAACAGAATCCAGACAAGCGGTATGTACTTAACGAAACTTGATCTGTATTTTGCAACCAAAGACGCATCTCTTCCAATTATTATTGAATTGCGCGAAGTGGATCCAGCTACAGGATACATCACAACTCGCGTTGTGCCATTCTCTCGTGTTGTTGTTCCGTCGGCCGATATCAATATCAGCGATGACGGATCTGCGGTAACGCCAGTATATTTTCCATCACCAGTTTATGTTGGTGACGGCAAAGAATATGCGATGGTTCTTATTCCAGCAGGTACAAATCCAAACTACAATGCATTTACGGCTGTTCTTGGTGAAAAAGATATTGCAACAAAGTCTCGTGTTTCTGAGCAGCCAGCTGCAGGATTCCTATTCACTTCAGCAAATCAGCGCACATGGGTACCGGTAGAAAATGAAGATTTGAAGTTCACTGCCTACTACGCAAAATTTGCTTCTAGCTCTACAGGCACTTTGGTTCTAAAGAATGAGAATCGTGACTACTTCACTATCGCTAACACAACAGGGGCATTCAATAAGATTGGTGAACTTGTTTATGGTGAACAGCTTCTAGTTGGCACATTCTCTAATACCAAATCTGTAAATACAGCCGGTTCAATTCTCTGCTACGCGCAGGGACAAACATCAGGAGCAACCGGTACGATTACATCTTGGAGTACAAGTGCAATTAGAATTAAAGGCAATTCAGTTAGCGCAGCGTTCAAAGGTGGTGAAACAATTACGATTCGTAACACTAATCCAACAACGGGCGTACAAATTGGTACATGTACTGCGCTAAAGTCTGCAACATATCCAGTTGGTAGAACAGTTTATTATGATGTTGTTAATTACGCAAATACCAAACTGCATATTGCCAACACAGCATATGGAAATAGTGGTCCAGCAAACAGTGCAAACCGTATGTTCTTCCCTGGTATGTACATCACAGGTCAAACAAATGCGTACACAGCTCGTATCGTAACAATTGATAGCGTATCAATGGACAATGTCAGCTTGATTACCAATCTGATTCAACCATCAAACACATCTGTAGGAGCATACTCTAAGTTCGCTTCAAGCACAAGCACACGCGATTCATCATTTGGTGAAATCACAATTAATGATGTAAGTGAATTGACATCTCCTCATTATATTTTGAGTCGTAGCACCGAAGCAAACACTTCAGCTTCAAGCTCAACAATGGCTAGAAATAAGTCCGCTGAAATACAATATATTCTTGATGGCCGAAATGCTGTTGCTTCACCAGCCATTGATCTTCGCAGAATTTCATTGGTCGCAACTCGCAATCTGATTAGTTCTAATGCAGAAATTGGATCATCTGAAGATTGGGTAAAGTCTGGCGGCAATTCTAAAACTCGTTATGTCACTCGTCGCGTGACACTCGCAGATGGTCAAGATGCAGAAGACCTTCGTGTGTATCTAGCAGCATACATTCCACCGGGATCCGATGTTAAGGTATATGCTAAGATTCTAAGTGCGGACGATAATGATTTGTTTGAAGATGCGCGTTGGATTCCTATGAGCCGCGACACATCTCAGGGTTACACTGGAACAACTAGATATTCAAGCAGCATCAATAAGGAAGATTATATTGAGCTAACATACAATATGCCAAACTTCCCAACAACTGCTATTACCGACACATCTGGTCGCGCAATCAATCAGTACGGTGCAAACAACTCAACTGGTTATGTGGAATATCGCAACTCAACAAAAGCTCGTTATGTGCGATTCAAGTTCTTTGCTGTTAAAGTCGTATTGACTGCTGATACCAGCACGAATCCACCAACAGTCCACGAACTTAGAGCAATTGCACTACAGAGGTAAAAAATGCAGGTAGCAAAAGTAAAAGACGCGCCTGGGTTAGTCAGAGATGTTACTAACCAGGCTGTTCTGAGTACCGATATTGATGGTCTCGAAGCTTATAGACGCAAGAGAAATAAGCAACAGGAATTGGACGCTGCTCTTTCAGATATAAATAATATGAAGTCTGATATAGATCAAATAAAATCGCTGATGCAGCGACTTTTAGACAAGATAGGATAATAGATGGCTAAGATAGCTAACGTCGCCCTTACGGATACATTTAACACGTGGAGAACACGAACCAACACAGTGTTGGATCGTATGAGCCAGTTTGCTATCAACAACTCTTCTCTTTATGCTAACACTCTGACATCTAACGTAGCGTTCACTGCAAAAGGTACTGCAACTGTCACGGGTCTATTCACTGCATCAGGTAGAGCCGTAGTTGGTACCAATCTAGGCGTTACAGGCAACTCCACATTTACAGGTCTAACAACCGCGTCTGGTCGCCTTACAGTCGGCACGAATCTAAACGTATCTGGCAACTCAACAATTGGCGGCGCAGGTAAGACTGCTAACGTACAGGGTTGGTTCGGTGTTGCGGGTCGTGCGACAGTTTCAACTAATTTGTTTGTTGGTGGTAATACTTATCTTATGGGTCTTAGAGTCGGTATTGGAACAACTTCACCAGGAGACAAATTTGTTGTTGCGTCTTCTGGTGCTGATGTGAAAATGGCAGTTACAGATGGAACTGTATATGGATGGTCAGGATACGTTATTTCTGGTGTACCAACATTCGTATCAGGAACATATTCCAATCACCCATACGTATTTTTCACAAATAACACCGAACAATTTCGTATTGCTCCATCGGGAGCAGTTACGATTGCAAAATCTGCTACAATCTCAAACAATCTTACGGTTTCTGGTAACTCCACATTCAACGGCACAGTAAGTACCTCTACCGCAAACATTCTACAGCAAACACTTTCAGATGCGGCCACAGTAGCGTGGAACACAGCGTCTGGTCAGATTGCTACTGTGACGATTGGTGGCAATCGTACAATGGGCGCACCGACAAATCTAAAAGTTGGCACATATATTCTGCACATTTATCAAGACGGTACTGGCGGTCGCACAATGACATGGAATGCAATCTTTAAATGGACTGCTGGTGTCGCGCCTCCACTATCTTCTGCTGCGGGCGCGCATGACGTATTTTCGTTCGTTTCTGATGGTACATATCTCTATGGTTCATTCATGCCGGATGTAAGATAACACATGTTCACATTTTTAATGGCAAGACCAACTAAGGTTGTTAGTATTGATAGCTCTACGAATAACGTAGACCTATATAACACAGCGGCTGCGCCTACGTATCCGTTGAACTTGCTATGTTTTATCAATAACAATATCGGATCATCATCACCTAACACACCAGCATTTAAGACTGGAACTGGTTGGAAAGCTGGTTCGTTTGTATATGTGAAGAATACTTCTACCATAACAGGCGGCACAGGCACTTCTGGTACAACCGGTGCTACAGGTAATCCTGGTACAACAGGAACACCAGGCAATACGGGTCTCGCAGGTAACCCAGGTACACCAGGTAATACTGGGACACCAGGTAATCCAGGTTCAAATGGTGTCGGTGGTGGTGGCGGTGCAGGATCACCAATTTATTTTCCTGCTACAGGTTATTATCCTGCATCTAAAGGTGTACCAGCAGGCTATAACTCACCTGCTTATTGGCAAGTATCTGGTAATGGAGGCGGCGGCGGTTCACCTGCTAATCCAGGTAATAACGGTGCACCGGGCAATAACGGTTCGCAAGGTAACGGCGGCGGACAAGGCAATGCTGGCGGCAAAGGAAATACAGGTGGAACTGGCGTGACCGGCAATGCTGGTGGCACCGGCGGTATCGCATTTCAGGTTGACTCCGTTACTGGTCTAATAACGGTTATTGAAAACACAACATCATTTATCGGCGGTACCGGTGGAACAGGAGGGCCCGGAGGAGTCGGTGGCCCTGGCGGACCAGGAGGCCCAGGTGGGCCCGGTGGCGCTGGTGCACCTGGAGGCGCTGGAGGTTCACCGGGCAATGGTGGTGGAGCAGCTACCGGAGGCGGTGGTGGAGGAGGCGGAGGTGGTTATGCTTATAACGCTAAGGCCGATCCGGACGGTGCCGGTGGAGGCGGCGGCGGTGGTGGTAGTTATGGTGGAGGAGGTGGCGGAGGCTATTATCCTGGCGTGACTTCAGGAAACGCTGGCGGTGGCGGTGGTTCTACTGGTGGTGGCGGTGGTGGTACTATTGGTTGGTCTGGTTACGGATCAGGCGGACCCGGCGGTAATATAGGAGCTGGTGGTGCTGCAAGTTATAATCCTCCTTATGGTTCACCAGGCGGTTGGGGTGTCGTTCAAGGTGGCGGCGGTGCAGGTGGTTATGGGCCTGCAGGTAATGCTGGTGCTGTAGGAAATGTTGGAGGAACAGGAACACCAGGAAATACGGGAGCCACAGGCGCAGTTGGAGACACAGGAGCCACAGGCGCGACTGGTGCTACAGGTTCGCGAGGAAATGCTGTAACTGGTAATGCATATGTGACAAGTTGGATTAACACAGGAACTAGAACGGGACCAGTAGGATGAACATTCATTACAGAATCATTGAAGTATGGCCTGATGACCATTTGTTTGTTGTCAGATATACGACTGATAAAATAACCGAAGAAATGCTAAAAGTGGCAAACGATGTTAATCGTCGCCCAGACAGTACTCCTATGCGCTGCCGCACGGATGTATCTTTAGACATGCCAATTCCACCACTAGAAGGGCAAGTGCTTGAAGATTTTATCCTTATGAACGCACCAATGGCATGGCTTCGTAAAATGGAAGCGGTAAATGACCCTGATATAGATACATCTTTGACAAATGTAAAGGCAATGCTTGGTAAAACAGTTATCAAAAATACTGAGGAGCTTCTTGCTAAGAAAGCTGATGTTCTAACCGATGATGACATTAAGAGCTTGATTAATTCGCTATCAAAGGATAATTTTACCAACAAAACAGCAGGGTAAACACATTCAATGATGTTTTATTATGATGAGGATAGAAATGTCTATCCAACACACGCTGCGGCTGTTGCTTCAAACAGACATTGTTCTTTTTATTTTTACGATGACGTTTTTAAAAAAGTCGATTGGAAAACAGAACCAACTGAGACGCTAGACACGTTGTATCGTGAACGCGCACAACAGATTCGCGATCAATATGACCACGTGATCCTATGCTATTCTGGAGGCTACGACTCTACCAACATATTGGAAACATTCTACTACAATAATATTTTGATAGACGAGATACTTTTAGTTGGTGCTTTTTCTCAGGATAAACAAAAAGGCACCGACGAAAACCATAATGGCGACATATACCTCAATGCATTTCCAACATTGAATAGTATGAATTTGCCAAACACAAAGATTACGGTATCTGACTATACCGAACACTTTACAGATCCAAACAATTTCACACTCATTAAAAAATATGGTAATGAATGGACCGATCATATTGGAGCATTCAAAAGTGTTCATAATTTATTCTGGTATGACCTGAAGAAGTTTATCGGTAGAGACAATAACAAAAAGACATGCTATATCATGGGTTCTGATAAGCCAGGATATGAAGCCCTCGATAACTGCGTCCGATTTAATGATCTATCCGTCAATGACTATGGTGCAAACTATGAAGATGAAAACTTCAAGCGCATCAATTTCTACAACGGTACAGATGACATTGTGATAAAGATCATGGTAAAGCAGGCCCACGTTGTCATGAGGTTTGAAACTCTATTTGTTGAGATGGTAATGCAGGGTAAAACTTTACCTCATGGATGGCAAAGAGAAGTTGCCTACATGGATCGCATGAAGCGTATGAATAGCATCATATATAACCTTAGAACGCCACTGCAATTTGAATCGACCAAATCCATGTATAGCTCGCTCAGCGCCAGAGATATGTTCATGCTGTCAAAAACCGATAGTGCTATGTATAGAATGACGCTGGAAGGCATGAAAACGATATCAAAGCATACAGCGATAAATAGAAAGCATTGCTTCTTTTCGCAACCATACTATCTAAAATGAGCTACTTCCTTGTGTTTCTTTTATGGACTTTTGTCGTCTATTGGGCGCACCGTGCGGCCCATGTGATTCCGATTGTCCGTAAATTTCACATGGATCATCACGCGCAGGTAACCGACCAAACAATCCAGGGTCTCAATTGGAAAAATGCGTTTCTCTTTTTTGATACCTGGAACAGCACCATAGATCAGTGGTTGACAGAAGTGATTCCAACGATTATAATATCTGCAATCACTGGTCATTGGTGGCTTTTAGTTGCGTACTACATTTGGGCTGGCTTTATCCAAGAGGCGGTCGAACATAACAAGCGCATCAATCTCTATCCATTCCTGACCAGTGGCAAGTGGCATCTCATTCACCATGATTATGCCACCAAAAATTATGGCGTGTTCATTCCCATTTGGGACTTGATATTTGGTACATGGAAAGGCTTAGATGGCAACGGAAAACAATTGGCTTCGAAGTAATCTATCCAAAAGATTAATAAACAATTCAACAAATTTTTCTGTGCATCTGAATACAAAGCCATACAATATAATGTCTTTTGATGCAGCTACAGATTACACTGCCGATTTAATTGCTGATAAATCAGAAAAGTTGTTTATTGGTTTTAGTGGCGGTATGGATTCAGAGTTCGTGTTTCGACGTATGGTCGAACGCGGTCATAACGTAATTCCCGTTATTGTCAATACGCCAATAAACAAATATGAATCGGCTTATGCTTTTCGTACTTGCAAGGAGTACGGAATAGATCCTATAGTTATCGACAAAACACCGTCTGAACTATTGACGATCTTTGTTGATGACATATTTAAAAAATTAAGTGGATATGGTCACAATTCTGTACCAGGCCTTATAGTCGGCCGATATGCAGAAGACCATGGTGGTATTATGATTATGAGCGAACATATCATTGATGACAATGATGGGCAAATGTATGTTGGGGCTAATGAGTGGGATTTCTACAATGACGTTTTAATTCACAATGATAATACCCATTACTTTTTCACATACACGCCAGAACTGTGTTGTGCTATGGTAAAAGAAATGGGTAATGAAACGGTTCAAGATTTCAAATCAAGGATCTATAACATTCCATGGAGACCAAAATTCTCGTATGATTATGGATCAGGATATGATCTAGTATTTGTCCGTATCAGGCAGCATAGGATGCATACGCCTGATCCTAATCATAATTTTGGTACCAAAGAACAGTTTTTAGCATTATTTGAGTGAGTCTTTATGTTTTAGGGCTAGCAATCTTTCTCTAGTAATTTCTTTCCAAAGAAATGTCTCATCGTTATTACATATTGGTGTAATTTTAAGAGTTTTTACCATATCAATACCATAGCTATCAAGGCATGCTTGATGGAGTTCCTGTCTGATAGTAGCGACAAATTTCAGACTTGCTTTTGGCACATAGAACATCATGCTTGAAGCATAATTAAAATCTGGCATGCCAGATTCAATTCCCGTAGGAATATTTGGAAAATAAGCATCTCTTTGAGGAAACGAAATTGCTAAAAGCTTTAACCCTGTGGTGTCGATGGGATTTAAAATTGAATAATCGACTTCATTAATAAGAACGCTCTTCGCAACTTCAGGTGGTGCTTTATATTTTACACTCTCAACATTATTCAATCCATAATGAGTTCTGAATATTGAGTCTAACAGAATCGGAGAAGTTGCTTGCAGAGTGTTTCCGCTGTAAGCTTTATTCTTGTTTCTAATATGCTTTACCAGATCGTCGACCGTATTGATATTTGAGTCTGGATTTACCATGATTGCGTTTGGTAATCTATGAGCCAACTCAACTGGAATAAATTCGATATCGCGATTGATTTTTGAATCGTAGACAATTGGATTGATAGCAAAATTTGAAATGCTGCCTACGACAAGTGTGTTTATTCCTGCATTGGCATCCAATATAGCTCTCTGGTCGGCAGATTCGCCACCTGATCCAGGAATAATGTTGACCCTAAAATCGTAAACACCTTCATATTTCTTATTCAACTGCTTAATCATCATGTTAACCATAATGATAGTGTTGTCACCAGCTGCAAATCTGGTGTAAATATTGACTCGCTCTTCCAAAGCAAACGCACTGGTTATCATAAATGACGTGCCGAGCAAGAAAGATAAAATTCGCATCCACATTCTATATGTCTCCTACATAATATTTTTTCGATGGAATCATTCTATAAAATTGTCTTTTGTCTAATATTGCGTCATATTTGGATTCTTTATAGTTTTGGATTTCTTTTTTGAAATCATTACCGAAGTGTTTTCCAACAGCCAGCTCATATATCTTGAACTCTGGACTTATGTTTGTTGGCTTAGGTGCCACAAACGTATTAGGATTCCAATTTGGATATATAATCTCACACAACATTCGTTCGATATGAATTGCTGGCGAATACACAGGTTTGTAATTTAATTTAGCAAATTCGTCGATAGCTTTCAATCCATCTTTATATTTGTTTAGAAATTTTTTGTCACTTCTGAACTTATTCAGAATCATATGACACTGTTTGACCGGAATAAAAGGCATATCTGGAGACCAAAAAAAATCTTCAGTGGTATAATTTTCAACAACTTCACCTTTATTGATTGCGGCCGTTGAAATCATAGTATGGTCATAGAAATGAAAATACATCTTGTTGTCATCGTCAATCATAATTGACGGTTTTTCAAAGCCTCTAACAATACATACACCATCTCTGTCTGTTGACTTATCTGAATTAATTGTATTGTACATATACCACCATATGAATGATGGACCTACACCAGGTGACATTCTAGGAGAACCGACTCTCGTTCGTGCATCATTTCCTAATGGAAAAAATTTCTTCTCAGACAACTGATCGTGTAGATAATCAGAAGCATCATGAATCGTAATTTTGGTATCTGGTGATTTTTCTTTGACGATCTTTAACATGGGTTTTACAGCATACTCGTATTCCATGATATATCCCAAATCTCGATCTTTAGCCAATTCTTGTTTATCAAATCGGTGCGTCATTTTGTCCAAAGTTGATACTTGGATTTCGTCTATGAATATGTCATTATTCAAAAAAGTTTGAAGAACTTGAGTTGAATCGCTACCACCAGAAAACGAAAGTATGACATACTTATACTTATCTCGGATTTGTTGAGCGCGCATACGATATAGACTAGAAATGTTTATCTTTGGATCTTTAGTCCAATTGATGTTCGCGAAGATAGGATCATTGTAATTGAATAAAATTTGACCGCTGAGATCATTATTCAATAGCATCGCATCAAATGCGTCCTCACGAGCAAAAAACATTTTTCCGTTATAGGTGTAATATCCATTATGCAATTTCATATGTTTATATATGCTAAATAGACCAGAATCAAACGAGGAGAATTCTATGACAGATGCACCAATCACATTCAGTATAATCACTGTCAAAGCTGAGGGCGGCAATTGGGCGGACATCTATGTTCCTATCAATTCACCAAAGGCTGTCGATGTTTTGTTTGATGCTAGAGATAGCGTCACTATAAAAAATACCGCTGAGTTTAGAGCAACGAAGAGTCTTAGAGATCAGATGGCTCCAGAATTGTTTGACGGATTCGAAGGTTGGACACGCAGATACACAGAAGACGATACCACATTGATTGTTGAATATTACTTTTCGAATATCGCTCTTGCAAGAGCTTACAATACAGCGATTGTGGATATCAAACAGAAAATGCTAGAGTTGAATCCAAAGTCAAATTTAAGAGACATAAATTTTCAATTTTACTATTCATACCGCAATAGAAAGACAGGCGAGCTGTATCCATTTTATGAAAACAAATAAATGTTAACTTTTGATATAAAGTACCCACACCTGGGTTATTATGTTTATGATAACCAAACTTTTGTAATGCGAGAAGATGCATTGGATCTTATGCTACTAAAGAAAGATTATGGCGGTAAGATTCAATTCTATTACAACGACCATATTTTTTCAAACATCAACTGGGAAAAAACCATACACCTTGACATATCGGTCCTGTATAGAGATCGAGCCCAACAGTTGCGTGATAAATACCGATATCTAATTTTAAGATATTCCGGAGGTAGCGATTCAACACAAGTTTTGGAAACTTTTCTTAAAAATAATATTTTTTTAGATGAGATCGTTGTTGTTCATCACCAGAGAGCGATTAATAGATTGGATCGTAGCATATTGCTTAATGACGAGGATCTCACCGAGTTTATGGAATTTGAGATGGCCGTTATACCACAGTTAAATAAAATTAAAAAATATAGTCCAAACACTAAAATTACATTGATTGATTCGTCGGAAAATTTAATCACGCAAATAGGTGGAAAAAAATATGAGTATCTTGGTCATAACGATGAACCTAGGTCACTTAGATGGGTTACAGGAGGTGTAGGAAAAAATTGGTCACCACTTTTAATTAAACACGAAAGACAGTCTATAACAAAAGAAAATGTAGCTGTTATCAGAGGCCTCGAAAAACCCATTATTGACATTACCGACGATGGTAAAATTTTCTTTTTGTTTTCCGATATCACTCTCGCAAATATCGGAGTATCTCTTCAAAAAGAAGGTGCTCCATATACAGTCGAAGATTTTTACTGGTCACCAGATTTTCCAATGATACCGGTAAAACAGTGTCAAGTAATTATTGATAAATTGGCAAAAAGTAAAAAATTATATAATGAGTGGATGTACATACGAAATGTGGTAAAAAACGCATTGTCTGATCCAAAAATAAAATGTCCACCAGGTTTTATTTTAGATAGATGGTATAATACAATCATTTATCCGGATTGGGATCCAAATATTTTTGTTGGCTCTAAACCAACAAAAATAAGTCCCGATATAAAGTTGGTAGAAACTCTTGGTATATCTCATACGGCGCATGATTTTTATGCTGATTATCAATCGCACAAATGGAAAAAATATGATAAAATAGCAAACAAATCAAACTTGAATAAGACTCTATTTTCTAGACTTTATTATCTCGGACAATTTAAGCCAGAATTTTAAGGAAATTTTATTATGTTTAATAAAATGTTTGCATTATTTTTTTTACTATTGTCAAATTGTGCTATGGCAAAAGAAGTAAATGTTTACTCGATGTTTACCCCAGGCAGTGTTGGAATGCTTGTAGGGACAGAAGTAATATCTCAACTCAATATTATTCAGAATGATGTTCAATTTCGGCTTACTTCAATACCAGGAGCTGGTGGAGATAATGCTACCCTTAGAGCTATATCTGCGGCCAGAGCCGGCGAAGACGTTCTGATTTGGTCTGGTATATCCGGTGTCACTTTAGGTAGATATACCAGCCCAAATATAAATGCCTATAATCGAAATAGTGATGTTGTTCAAGTACAATCTTTTTCTGGAACACCTTTTCATCTTGCCGTTAACCCGAAATCAAATATCAAATCGTTTAATGATTTAAAAAATCTTTTTAGCTCAGGAAAAACTGTATACTTTGGGAATACAACAACAAATGCAATAACGCCGTATCTTAATGTTGTTTTATTAAAGTCGATTGGCTTTAAATCTAAAGATTTAAATTACACATCACCATATGAAATAACAAAAAGCATATTGGTAAACGAATCCGACTATACCATATTTTCACCACAAGATATCATAGGCTTACGACCAATCTTATCATCCAGTTTAGAAACATCAAATATTCCTAATGGAAAAGATGTTGGTGTTCCAGATTTTAATTTCATATCAACTGTTGGATTTTCTGTACCGAAAGAAAGAGTTGAATTTGTAAAGACGTTTGATATTTTTTTGCCAAAAATATGTGAATCGACTGATTTTATAAAACTACTTGAGAAGATTGGTCATGAACTCAGATGTTTTGAACGAGAAAAAATTCAACAAGAAATTGATAAAATAAATAAAATTGTCGATAAGTATGAAAAAGACATTGTGTTGAAGTAGTTACTGGAACTTTGGTCCTACTACCCAGACAACGATTGATCGCCTCTTGCCTTTTGTGACTGGCGTAACACGGTGAATCATAAAGGACGGGAACAAAATAGCCCGTCCTTTTTTCAATTCTGCAATGATAGGTTCATGTGCATTGCTACCATTGATCTGGAACTCACCACCCTCAAACTCATCGTCCAATAGGAGAGTGAGTGATAGCTTGCGAATTTCAGCCACACCAGGTTGCTCATGGCCCATTGCCATATCCATGTGCCAATCATATCGACCTTCATCTTCAGCGTCATATGTGGTGTACTGAAACACATTATAGCCATTCAAATCAAAGCCATAATACATCTCGTTGATAGACTGAATGATGAAGTTTAGTTTGTCAAAGATCCATCCGTTGTCTTGATTACGCTCATGGAACTTAATCTTTGATTCGCGGTATTTCTTTATCTCTTCAATATCAGTGGTACCAGTCAGAGTGCTTTGCTCTACACCAAACGAATCGCAATACTCTATAACAGCTTTTAGTTCTTCATCCGAAAATGCACCATCCCAAAATGCAAACGGCAAAGTAATCTTAGCGCGACGGTATGGATCATTATAAATGGTAGTGTACTTTGCCATCAGAAAATTCTCCAGTTACTCACAGGTTGGACACCCAATGGTTTCGCTGCTTTATTTTTATATGTTAGAAGAATATCACACGCAAGACAGACGCGCATCTGATCCAGATCGTCTGGAGTGAAGCATCCAGGTTCTTTCTCTTCTTCATGGCCTACGGTGTCATGCGTCAAATTTGCTGGGAAAACAAACAGTCTGCCTTCTTGTGGTTCAATCTGCCATGTGTATGCATTGAAGTCGTCCCATTTTGATGGATCATTAAACTTGATACAACCTGGGAACGGTTCATGTCTCATATTGTAGTTGAAGAAACGAATAGGCTTTGAGAACTCTTTTGGAATGTTAATATAATAGGTAAATGACATGTGCGCGTCCGCGTGATTGTGCATAGGCGTCATGCGATTTTTGGTAATGTTCATCCACGTTTTGACCACATTGTATTCAAATAGATTTGGGTCCAAGTGAAGCCGAGCGATATATTGCTTGACGCAATCTGAAGCAAACTTGAAGAATGGCTCAAACGATGGTTCATGGTGGATATTCACATGGCCAGTGAACTCGCTTGAGTATCCTTCGGGTGACATATACTTGAAGATG